AGTTAAGCAACTAGAGGCACAGGGCGATGTCCCTTGGCAGTCCGCAGCTCCAGTCCCAGCGCATCTAACAGTAGGAAAGACTACTGTTCAATACGACGCGGACGGGAATGTCATTCAGGAATGGCGTCGGCAGTATCCTACACTAGAACTAATGCAGCAGGTCGTAGAAGGTCTTTGCGATCAAGTAAAAGGCAAAGCTAAGGTATCCAAAATCAAAAAGTCTAGAAAGACTGATGAAGATATTCTATTTGAAATTGATTTATTCGACGCTCATGTCGGAATGTATGCGGATGAAAAAGAAACTCTCGATAGTGATTATAACTGCGACATCGCAGCTCAGCGCATGGTCGAGGCTGCGGAGGCTCTAGCTAGTCGAGCGAATAATCCTGCGAAATGCGTTCTAGTCTTCGGAGGCGATATGCTACACGTAGACGATCGAAATAATAGAACGCCTGCGAGCGGACACGCTCTCGACGCTGATAGTCGTTACCATCGAATCGTGAACTACATTATAGCAGCCTGCAGGGAATGCGTCGATATCGCTGCGAGAGTCGCTCCCCAAGTCGAGGTCGTAGTTCTAGAGGGTAATCACTCGCCACACTCCGAGCTGTGGCTTGCTCGCGTCCTAGAGGCTTACTACTCAAAATGTAAGAACGTAGAGATTAAGACTAATCCTAATCCTCGTAAGCATATGGTGTTCGGCAACAATTTGTTATTGTGGGCTCACGGCGACAAGATCGCTGCTCAGAAGTGGGCGTTAATCGTCGCAGCAGAGTTCGCAAAGGAGTGGGGAGCTACTAAGTATAGACATCTTAAATGCGGACATGTTCATCATAAGAAGACGATCGCTCCTGTCGTCATCGATGAGCAGAGCGGACTCGTCGTCGAATATCTCGAAGCTCTCTGCGCTACGGATGCTTGGCATGCTGGAGCAGGTTTTGTAGGCTCACAAAAGGGTGCTAGTGCCTTTGAATACCATAAGACTAAGGGATTAATCACTAGATTTTACCAACCAATTTAAAGCGATGTCAGACCCTACAGAGAATGCTTTCGAGGATGCTAAAGCTAAACTTTCTGAACATTTCTTAAACTACGCAATAGTCGTTCAATATGATGACGGCTCAGTGTGGCATGAAGGTAACAATCATCTCGTCGAGAAAGCATTATATCAAGAAGCTCTACAGCTAATTAAGAGTGAGCGAAATTGGGAGGATAGCGATTTGGAAATAGATTGGGATGACGATGACGATATGTTTTGCTAAAAGAAGGTTAGAAAATAGTTTAAAATAAGTTTGACTTCTCTTCTATAATCATACAAACTATTAGTAAGATAACACTTCTGTTATCCCTGTTCATTGAAATAACCTACTAATACTATGGAAAATACTACTGTATACACTACCGTCCTTTCTTATAATTCTAATAGCGGTGAGATCACCTCTCATAACTATTTCAAAAATGATGGAGGTCGCTCCAAATACTTTAAAGGCAAGACAGGTGACTGTGTTGTTCGTGCCATAGCCATCGCTCTTGAACTAGACTACAAGTTAGTCTATGATGAGATAGCTGAGTTAAACAAATCCTTTGAGGGTAAAAAGTCAGCTAGGAATGGCACTCATAAAAAAGTATATGATGCTTACCTTAAGAAGCATGGATGGGAGTGGAAATCAGCTCCAAAGTTTGATGGGCGTAAAGCTAGACACTATGACATGCCAAGTGGCAGATGCATAGGCAGGATGGCAAAGCATCTCGTAGCCATAGTAGATAAACAAGTACATGACACTTGGAACTCTACTCACAAAATGGTTTACGGCTATTACGCTAAATCATAAATCAAAAGCCTCACCTTAATAAGTGGGGCTTTTTTATTGAAAAAATTTTTTAGACCAGTCCGAGTTATTCTAAAAAAGTAAAGTAGTTTAGAAAATACTGCTAACTTCAGCAGACTGGAAAAATTTTTTAGATTCATCCGAGTTATTCTAAAAAAGTAAAGTAGTTTGGAAAATACTGCTAACTTCAGTAGACTGAAAAAAAGTTTATAAAAAGTTAATAAAAAGCTTGAAGTTACTTTGTAGTCAGACAAACTACTATTAAGCTCAACAGAGAGCAACACTACTAAACCACTAAAAACTACTACTACTATGAAAAACAAATTACGCTCAACTTCTCTTCAAATCGTAAAACTTCAAAAAATCTTGAAGGGTGTAACAGAAACCTCTCGCCGCATCAAGATCAAGCAAGATCTACGTGACCTTCGTATCTTAAAAGTTTCTTTATCTAAATAAGCCAAATACTAACCTACTACTAAATACTACTATGAAAAACAAAACATACGCTCACGTTCAAATCCACTACTCTGATCATGTCTACACAGCTACAGTAAGACGCATAGAGGATGTAATTAATTATCTCCACAATGAGACTCGCAAGTTCGCAATCTCTAGAAACTATAAGATCTTCAATGATAAAAATCGGTCATTTCAGAATCGCTTAGACAGTGCGTTTTTCGATGATGAAAAATTCTCAAATCACGTAAGCATTTTTCATCTATAAAAAAGTTTATAAAAAGTTTATAAAAAGCTTGAAGTTAGTTATAAAATCGAGCATACTATTTTTACACTCAACTACTAACCTACTAAAATACTACTATGTACATCCAAATCGCAATCTTCCGTAACGACAATCGCCGTGACCCTGAAATGGGTTATTACAAATTCTTCCTTGATCTTACAATCGAGGATGAGTCACTCAACAAAATGACTCCTTCCCAAGTCGCTGAGGAGTTTTTCGTAGCTACCAACGCTCCTATCGAGCTTATGACTGAAACTCAATTGCGCATTCGCGATGAGTATCTCAATAAGTTCTCCAAGTATGATGGAGATGACAGCATTAAATGGTTCTCAACTTCTGTTGGCGATAAACTTTACATTAAGCATACACGTTGTCCCGTGTTTGACTACACTCAAACTAGCATGCTCTGCGAATCTATCGGATGGTCTGAGCAATGGACTCGCACTACTGAATGTTGCTCAATCGAGCTTGCTTCTTAATAACTCCAACAGGGGAGCAGCATCCTACACTGCATTTTAACTACTAACCAATAAATACTATGTCCGAAAAAATACAACGCAAACTACTACGCCTGACATCAGTCGGTGCATGGATCGATATAAAGACTCATGAGCTATATCCTGAAATGGACTCGGGTCAACCTGACCTTGATGCATTTCTTCCTAACAGGTTGTCAGATGCACTTGATAATCCTGACTTCAAAGAGAATCTATCCCTAGAAGATGCTCAACGTCTCAACCGTAACCTAGAGTTCGGAGGTGACCATGCATAAGGCTATCTTAATCAAACCTTCTGAACTCTTAGTGACCAACATCGAAGTCGGTGAACATTATACTGAAATCCAAAATACAATCGGATGCCGTTGCTTCACGATGATAAGAATCGATGAAAAGAATGTCGCATACCTAGATGATGAAGGTCTTATCAATGGGACTGAATTTGGGACTAAATTCAATGATAATATTTACCCTCAAACACTCGCAGGCAATATACTAATCATTGGCGATGACGGAATGGGTGGAAGTTGTGACACTACAGCTACTCTGAAATCTGTTCAACAGATGATCTCCCACTTCGTAAGACTTAGTTAGTTTCACCATAAACAATAATAAATTCAACGGGGAGCAGCATCCTACACTGCATTTTATCATGTTAGAATACGTACATTATACAGACTTCGTTCAACGATTCAGGGATCAAAATCGAGGAGACTCTTTTAGTGAAGATGGCTTTTTCGCACTCTACGAATACCTTGAAGATCTCGATCCAGATTACCAACTAGATGTCATCGAAATCGATTCTTCTTATTACGAAATTGCAGATGATGACATCTTAGAAACTGACGATTATGATATCGTCGCAACATTCGATGGAGGTGTAATCGCATGGAATATCTAACATTAATCTTAGCAATCATTGCCGTCGAGTCTGGTGGCAATGACTTAGCTATTGGTGACAATGGCATGGCTTATGGCTGCTTGCAGATTCACGCCTGTTATGTACAGGATGCTGCAGAGTATGCTAATCAACCTTGGACGCATCGCGATGCTTACGATAGGGAGGTAGCCATTCAAATTTTCACAGCTTACATGAGTCGTTATGCGACTGCTAAAAGATTGGGTGAACCAGTCACGGCTGAACATATTGCTCGCATTCACAATGGTGGTCCTAATGGTCACCTAAAGCCTGCTACAGAAAAGTATTGGCTCAAAGTGAAAGCTGTTCTCGAATCTCACGGATATGACACTCCTGTTCATGTCCAATCTAAAAACCTAAAATAAAGGAAATAATATGGCAATGTTAACGCCTCAAGCAGAATCCAGTAATGGATTTGAAATAAATGAACTAGCACCTGCCGGTGACTACGTAGCTACCTGTATTCAAGTAGCTGATGAGTTCGGTGTAACTCGTAAAAAGTATCAGAGTGAAGAAACTCATGAGATTGATGTGACTCGATTCCTATTCGGATTCAAGGGTCAGGATGGAAAGCTGTATAAGATTCAGACTTTCGAGATGACCCAATCCACATCGCCTCGAGCTAAACTGATGATATTCTTGACTGCATGGTTAAGCCATAGCCCCAAAATGAATTGGGATTATTGCGAGATGGTCGGTCAAGGTGGTGTAATCAAAGTGGAGCATGTCACCTCCCAAATGGGAAAAGTGTATGCTAAGATTGCTGGTATTTCACCCTGCAAAACATCACTATCTGATTACACTGCTCAAGTAATTCCAGTCGACCAGTTCGATGTGCCAGCAGCAGCTCCACAAGCTCCAGTTGCGGCACCTGCAATTACTCCTGCATCTGCACCTCCTGCATTCTCACCGAATGACAATAATCCAGATCCTAACTGCCCATTCTAATGAAAAAAGTGAGCAATCGTAAAAAAGGTCGCTCTTATTCAGGCTCTACGCTTCGCATTGCGGAGCGTATCCTGCTGGGACGTCCTAGACCTGAAAAGAAAAACAAAAAAATAAATACTACAGATTATGGCGATACTTGAATACAAACTAAATAAAGATACTGGTGGCGGTCATTGGTATACTCTAAATGGAGTGCCTGCTTACACCATGAAAAAGAAAGATGGTGGTGACAGAAAAACTACGCTCAGAGATGCACGTAAGTTTAAACTTGTCCCGTCCGTAACAACTATCTTTGGCATTATGGCTAAGCCTGCCTTGGACAGATGGAAAACAATGAAAACTATTGATGCCGCTTTGGCAGTTGAACGCAATGAAGGTGAGAGTGACGAATCACTGTATTACAGAATCCTAAATCAAAGCAATTCAGAAACATCTGAAGCTGCTAATCTAGGAACTCGAATACATGATGCTATCGATCAATCTTTCGATGGTATAACTATTCCTGAAGATCTGATTAAGTATGTCGCACCTACCATGCTATACCTAAATGAACTCGGACTCAAAAACATTGTTCGAGAGAAGGTTGTAGTCAATAAAGAAGAGGGCTACGGAGGTCGTGTAGACCTCTTGGCTGAATACGGTGGCGGTAACATCATTATTGACTTCAAGACTCGTAAGAGCAAAGCAGGTCAGAAGATGTTGCCCTACGAATTCCAACCTACGCAAATAGCTGCTTACGCTATGGCTGCATTTGGAACTCTTGATAATTGTTGGGGTGCAAACCTCTACATCTCCACTACTGAAGAGGGTCGCATTGAAACTGCTGTTTATGATCCTGAAAAACTAAAGCAGGAATATGATACATTCTTATGTATGAATTCCCTTTGGAGGTATATCAAAAACTTCGACCCTCGTAACCCATGAAAATAAAAATAATTACACCTAAAGAGGTCGTTTTGGTCGCCTCATCTATAAGTAAAAAACCTGTTGAGCAAATCCGAAGTCAAACTCGAAAAGCCTCAGTAGTTGCCGTTCGTGACATTTGCTTCAAAATTTGTAAAGAGAAGCTAGGCATGGTTCAGGATGATATCGCTGAATACTTTGGGAAAAATCGCTCTTCTATTGCTCACGGGTTACAACGTGTAGATAGAAACCTATCGAAACTCCCTCAGTATCAGAAACTACATGACGCAATCTTAAATAATCTCAAGCTATGAAAATAGATAAAGAATTGTCTGAATTAATCGAGGCTAAGATCATTAAAAGAGGTGATGAACTTATTCATTTATCTTGCCAAATGAAAAAGATTAAGAAAAAAGCATCAAAGCTTGTAGATGAAATACAACGTTTAGATTCAATACTAAAAGACTGCAACTCATAACCCAATAAGATAATGATACCCAAGGCAATTCACCAGATATACTTCAACCTGCAAGATAAAGAATTGCATGAAATAGATATATTTAGTGAAAGCCATGAGGTATGCAAAAATCAAGATGGCTATGACTACAAGTTGTGGAATGAGGATGATGTTGAGAAGTTGATTTATGACAAATGGAACTTTGCATATGATTTATACAAAAGTTTCCCATATGACATTCAAAGAATCGACTTCGCCAGATATTGCATATTAGGCTCACATGGTGGTCTTTACGTGGATTTGGATAACATCATCCTCAAACCTCTTGATGATCTTTTAGATCGCAATTACCTTTTCCACACTACCAGAGATAACAACTTCGTTTCATTAGACTTCTTAGGTTCACAAATAAATAAAGATCCATGCATTTTTAAAGCTATAGTTCAATATTGCATGCATAATTATAAAGAGAAGTGCGATATGGATATCTACAAAACATGGAAGGGTAGGTTCGTCTTACAAACTACTGGTCCTAGATTCCTTGGCAGATTCCTTAGAGACAAGTTTCCCAAATACAGACCTTTGAGAAATATAGTTCACAGTGTTGTTGAAGAGGAAAAAAAACTCAGCACTGATAGATTTTACATGAAAGACCATAGGGCAGGCTCTTGGTTACCTTTACTTAAAAAATAAATACAAAATAACAATGTTTGATACCGAAATACCACAATCTTACTGCAACGGAATAAGTAGCTTTATGAAATGGGCTAATGATAGAATTGCTAAAGAAATAAAGCAAAATGATGAAATTGAAGCTAAATATGGAAGTGCTAAATTTGTTTCAAAACGTAAAACTCGAACTCATGTTGACCTTAGCTTGGATCAAAAAAGGTCAATCGTCGAAAAGATTGACAGCTTACGATATGCGGGCGATAAGGTAGAAGCTGCTTGCGAAAATTTAGGAATTCACCCTCAAACTTATTTTAAATGGAGAAAGTTATAATTTATGTCAGATAATACATTGTTCAAAAACGATACTGAAAATGTCCTAACAGATGGACTCAAGATGATGACTAAGGCTTGCGATGCCTTAACTAAACAGAATGAAATTCTGAATTCAGATATCGAGAAACTGAAAAATAAAATAAGCAGGCTTCAGGAGCGTGTTTTGGCGAATGATGAGGAGAGGGAATGATGAGCATGAAAGTAAAATCACCCATAGCAGTTTTCTTACCTCGAAAAACTAAGAAGGATAAAAAAATGATATTGAACCTAAATGGTTTCCGAAATTGGAGTCATTTTCTTAGCAATGACATCAAAAAGGTTTACACGGAATGTATGCGTGACCAACTGCAAGGCGTGAAACTCGAGACTCCTATTGGTCTTAAATTTACATTATTCAAATCTCAAAATCGGTTAATAGATCGAGCAAATCCCCTATCAATCCATGAAAAGTTTTTCTGCGATGCACTCACTCACTTTGGTTGCATAGAAGATGATAATGATGAGTTCATCCATTGGACTCATTATACTAGTGGAGGTGTCGACAGGGATGATCCGAGAGTGGAGATCACGATAACTGAAATAAAATAATTCACCCTTAGACTGATAAAGCTTTACACATCTTATAATGAAAGCGAAAGATTTACGTGAACAACTAAAAATACTAAATGAGGAAATACTATGCCAAATAGAAAAGAATCGCCAAATGGATATGGGACTAGAAACGTCTCAGCCGTCCAAGAGGCTAGGGAGGTCAAAACTACAGACTTCCAAATCGACACAATCGTGTCTTGGATCAGAGAAGGCAAAGGAAAGTTTGCCAGCAAAATCACAGGGATAAGAAATGCCCTTGAAGTAGGGGATAAGGATAAAGCATCACAAATCAAACTGACCCTCCCTGCCGTCATGTTTAGTGGCACGTTTTCTAGACGTTCCAGTAAAAACTTAAAGCAGCATTCAGGTATGATTTGCATGGATTTCGACAAGATCGACAATCCATCGGAATACCTCGATCAATTAAGGTTCGACCCTCATGTTGTTATGGCATTCATTTCGCCATCTGGAAAAGGGTTGAAAGTCATTATGGCTATACCAGCTAAGGAGGATACACATCGCGATGCGTTCGAGTCTTGCAAGCGATATATGGCAACTTACGAACTCGAAGCTGATGAGAGTGGAAAAGATGTTAGCAGACTGTGTTTTTTGAGCCATGATCCTGAAATCCACTACGCTCCCGATGCTGTCGAGTTACCATTGATGTTAACCAGTGAGCATACACATATTGATGAGCCTAGCATTACTGGAGATAGGGTCGGTGACAGATTTAACCAATCCCCATCGGCTAGAGATAAGACTGCATCTTCACTCAGCAAAGCTGGTTGGACGATCGGCAGGTCAAATGGAGATAGGACTTATTGCACTAGAGCAGGTAAGGAGCGTGGCATATCGGGAGAAATCAGAAGTGACGGATCTTTCTTTTGCTACTCAGATAATGCTTCTCCACTTGAGCCAAATGGCAACTACTCAGCATTTGCCCTAACTACATATTTAGACTTTGGCGGTGACTTTAAGGAGGCTACCAAGGCTCTTTCCGCTGAGTATGGTGACAACTCTCCAAACGTATCATCTAGGGATTACTTCAATAAGAAAGTTCCCGAAGTGGCAACTACTCAAGATGCAGATGGGGATGAAACTCCTAAGCGTTCAATACCGCTCTGGCAAGATGCCGATATACCTGCCGATCTAGACAAGCAAATCAGAATGGAGTATCCAGTTCTTGTTGATGGACTACTTCACCGTGGGACTAAGATGGTTCTTGGCGGTGGCAGTAAGAGCTACAAAACATGGACTCTTATCAACCTTGCACTCAGTATCGCAGGTGGACATGAGTGGTTCGGCAAGCAATGCGTTTCTACTGATGAGGATGTGATATTCCTCAACTTTGAAGTTCCCCACAAATTTTTCCTACAGCGCATCCGCAGTATCTGCAAGGCAAGGTCAATTGATGTGCCTAAGAACTTCAAGGTATGGTCGCTTAGAGGCATCAGCAATGATTTGACTGAGATACTTCAATCCATGCATGGAAACCTGCACAATGGACTTGCGTTCATGTGCATTGACCCGATCTACAAGGCTCTAGGTGATAAGGATGAGAATAGTGCTGGCGATATCGGTAACTTGATGTCTGAGGTTGAAGCAATCGTTGAGCAGACTGGAGCTGCTGTAGCTTTTGGGGCTCACTACTCGAAAGGTAATCAGGCTGAGAAAGATCCCCTAGACAGGATTAGCGGCTCTGGAGTGTTCGCGCGTGACCCTGACACAATCATGGGGTTAACAGCTCATGAGGAGCAAGACTGCTTCACTGTTCACGCTGCCCTGCGTAACTTCCCTAACATTGAACCTTTCGTAGTCCAATGGGAGTTCCCCGTTATGAGTGCTAGAGATGACTTGAATCCCCATGCACTCAGAAAGCCTAACCAGAAGGCAAGTAGAACTAGTGTTGAGGAGTTGATTCGCGCAGCAGGTGCAACAGGTATTCGTCCCTTCCAGTTGAAGGATGAGGCTAAAGAAAAACTCAATATTGGGGCTAGAACAGTCGAGAGATACACTAAAGAATTGGAGAAATCCAACATCATCTCAAAAGTGAGCGGATGTTGGTTCATGACGCATTCTTAAGCACTGCATATTAACAACTTACGAAAAAGCGACATCCAAAAGCGACACATGACGGTCATACGAGCGACATCCCTAAAGAGAAAGACGCATCTCTTAACGATTAGGATAGGCGACATCCCCACAGGGGAGAATGTCGCTACCCTAATCCGATGGGACTTTTTTACTATTGACAAATAATAAACATTCGCATAGATATATAATTATGGACGCAAATACATACGAACTAAAAGCACTCAGAGAAATGCGTGAGATTAACATCGCCATGCGTGAACTGAGCAATCAAGCAACAGCAGTCTCCAAGCGATATAAGCAGGGAATCAAAATGCTAGAGAAACAATTTCTCAGCATCGAATCCTGCCTAGATGATGGAGGATGCTTTCCTGGTACTGAGCCTTGGGCTATCCAATCTGAGGAGCTGATCAAACTAATTAGGAATCCAGTTCTTTCAAACATTCCTGAAGATAGTTCAGTATGAACACTGTCCAGTTAATTGAAGGTTTAGACTATCCAGAGATAGAGCAGGCTAATTTGCCTGACTCCTTTAAATTAACTATGGAGATATGTTCACGGCTTCAGGAACTAGATGAGTTGATGCCTAGCAGTCAGACATCATCAGCAGGTGGACTCAGGTTCATCAGCAGGATTGCTGCTATTTCCAGAAAATCCCCCCGCGCCTATCGCCTACTCATTGATATGCTTTCATCTCAAGATAGCTTCGCTTTATCTATTGAAGAGTTGGCTTCGAGACATCTCAATTCAAATGGCACGCCTACCAGTCGCCAATCTTGGCTTCAGAATGCTCAATTTGACATTGAGATTATTAAAACTTACTGGTCAGAGGTGGGGGAGGTCATGGAGGAACTGATCAAGAGACGTCCTATAGATGAATAAAATAACACAAGCTACACCCTACCAACGATTTATGACTGTTACACTCTTTTAGCGTCGCTTATGATCACTTGCACTCCCCCACTACACAAGTTACCCCTGTGCTACACTGTGTGCAAGGTCGCCCCGACAGCTAAGCGTTTTTTCGAGGTTTTTTTTAAAAACATTTACCACTTTAATTTTCAAAAATGAAAACTCACTGCACATATTCCAAAAAACTGAAACTCGATGACATTCAGGAGCATCCCCAAAATCCAAATATGCATCCTGAGCATCAAATCGAGCTTCTAGCCAAGATTATCAAAAAACATGGTTGGCGTAGACCAATCGTTGTCAGCAATCGAACTGGTAAGAACGTAATCATCAAGGGTCACGGTAGGTTTGAAGCTGCCAAGCTGCTCAAAGTGAAAAACGTTCCAGTCGACATTCAGACATACGATTCGGAGCAGGCTGAACTTGAAGACCTAGTTGCTGACAATCGCCTGACTGAGTTAATTGACGTAGACATGGAGAAGCTCAAGGATGCACTTTCAAAGATTGATACAGACAATCTTGAGACGGGTTACACATCAGGTGAGGTCGAATCGATTATCAATAGCATTGAGATTGATGAAAATGAATTAGTTCTTGAGCGTGAAGTCGACGTCGACCCTAAAGAGGCATCAGGTCAGAAATCCTTGGTATTGCACTATACGCTTGAAGAGCATACTAAATTAATTCCCATGATTGAAGTATTGCAGAAAATGTACAACTGCAAAAATACTAGCATGACTATTTTAACCGTACTGAAAAACTTACACCCATGAAAATATATTGTTCACATACTGAGTTGCGCAAGGTGACTGACTTAAGGGTTCACGAATACAGCCCGTACGTTCACAGCAAATCCCAGATAGCCATCCTTACCAAAATCATACAAGGTAACGGCTGGCGCAATTGCATTGTTGTAAGTGCTAGGGATAACATGACGATTGTGAAAGGCAGGCTTCTTTTTGAAACTGCCGTAGCAAATGGTTGGGATGAAGTTCCAGTAGAATATCAGGAGTATGCAGGCATCAGTGATGAGATGGCTGACATGATTGCAGATAACAAAGTAACAGGCATGTCGCAAATCGATGATTTTGCACTTGCCGATGTTATTGAAAATCTAAGTTTACTTGGAGGTGACATTGGAAATACAGGCTACGATGAAGCTATGCTCGATGCAATCATTGGTCAGTTTCATGATGACATTGTTCTTGGCGGTGAGGTAGAGTTCGAGATAGATGAAGATGAATCAGGAATCAAAACTGTTAAATTGATTTATGATGAAGTTGATTATAAGCTTTTCGCTAAAATAATTACTAAGATTTGCGAAGATACCGATACTGTTCCATCACAATTAATTTACAACTCAGTCTTGAAAGCATATCATGAAGATTCAGGTCGTTAATCGAAAGAAAATAAACTATAAGAACTACGTTAAGCGCAGGGCATCGAAAGATGATTGTTTGATTGAGGTCACTGAACCATGTAAAGTTTTCGATCAGAATAACGAACTAGTTTGCGTTTACGACATGGTAGACTTGGACACTTCGGAACTCGTTGATGAAATGAAATCAATGAAGTATTCCGAGACTACTCGAACTGGAGGTTTGGTAACTACTAGCCGCATCTTCGGTTTCCAACCTAGACTCGAGCGCAGACAACGTGCTTTCTGCAATCAGACAAGTTTAGCTAGAGATAACCCTAAGGCTGAAGCGATGCTTCGCAGTTTAGCTACTCACATAACTAAAAAATATTTCAATGCGGCGCCGGAAGTTGCAGATAACCATAAACAATTGTTAGATGAGGTAATAGATGAGTGGAGGATGCCAGAATCATTATTCACCAGTGGAATCGTAAATAAGAATAATCCACTTTCTTACCACTTCGATGCAGGTAACTTCAAAAATGTTTTATCATGCATGCTTGTTTTGCGTGAAGAGATGGAGGGTGGCTGGCTTTGCGTCCCAGAAATCAACACTAGATTTTTACTAAAGCACAATTCACTATTCATGTTTGATGGTCAAAAAATACTCCACGGAGTTAGCCCAATGAAACCCATGACTGATGACGGATACAGATTTTCAATAGTTTATTACAGCCTAAAGGGAATGTGGAAATGTTTAACTTTAACTGAAGAATTGCTCAGAGCTAGGAAAATCGAACTAGACAAATTAAAATGAAATATCAAATAGTCATACCAAGCTACAAACGTCACGATACGATTCAGAATAAAACACTGAAGTTTCTGGAAGGTCACGGCATCGACCCTAGCCTCATCAAGATATTCGTTAACGATGAAGATCCCGATGAATACGATAACTACAAGTCCGCTTTGTCGACTAACGAATACGCTAAAGATATCGAAATAGTAAAAGGTGTAGCTACGCTAGGCTTGCAACGTAATTTCATTGAGCGTTACTACGCTGAAGGAACTAATCTAATGATGTTTGATGATGACATCGAGCAGGTTCTTACCAAATTAGATGACAAGTTGGTTACTGTTTCGGACCTAGAGCAAGATGTTATACTTCGCGGCTTCAAAGCCTGCTATAAGCATAAAGCTAAACTGTTTGGGATATATGCTGCTTCAAATCCGTTTTTCATGAAGCACAGGACATATACTAAACTTTCCTACATCGTGGGCTGCATGTTTGGCGTAGTCGTAGAGCATGATGATTTTTTAGAACGTGAAACAAATCACGGTGAAGATTATGAATACTGCCTCAGGCAATACCATAAGAATAAAGTTGTCATTAGGCTGGATGATATAACAGCTAAAACTGTTTATTACCATGAAGCAGGTGGTCTTCAGGAGGTAAGAACTGAACAATACATATATGATTCAATAAAGAAAATAGCTTCTACATTTCCGCAATACTGCAAAATGTACATTCGTAAAACTACAGGTCACGCTGAGTTGCGCTTGAATGACCAATCACCTAAAGCTAAAAGGAAAAGTGCATTGGCAAGTGCATTAAGAAAAAGTCGCAAATGATAGACCAATCATTATTAGATAATGTTAATAAAAAGCTACTCTCAAACATTGTTGCCAAGGTCAAAGATGGAAAGACACTGACTGCTCAGGAGTCTGCTTTCTTAGATTCACAGGGTAAAAACAACTCTAGCGATAGGCTGGATGGCGACTCAGTGATTAAGACCTCAGAGTTAGTTGACCTATTCGGAGTCACAGCTCAACAGATAACTAACTTATCAAATGACAAAGTTATATCTAAAATATCAAATGGAAGATATAAGGCTTGGGAATCTATTAGGAATTATATTCGACTTCTACAGAAAAATAGAAAATCGAAGCATGGTTCGGGTGCTACGATGGATGAACTGCGTAAGAAACTAACTGAAGAGCAGGGGAGAAAAGAGTCTGCTGTTGCTTCCCTGAAAGAATTAGAACTTAGGATGAAGGCAGATGCACTCATACCAGAATCAGAAGCTGCTGAGAAGGTAATAAAACTCCTTACACCACTCAGGAGGCTACTAGATGGTTTGCCTAGAGAAGTTGCTGCCTTAGCAAATCCATCAAATCCACAGATAGCTGAACTCGCTATACGCAATGGACTTGACGAAAGGGTATTTTCTGAGATAAATAAAATATTTTCCGATGGGTAATCCAACTATTAAGACGTTGGTGGGTTTGTAGTATTTCCCTTGTAATCACCCATCGGAATCATTTTGGGGATGCAAAGGTAATCGACTTGATTTATTTCAAGCACTGGGGTTCAATTCCCCACATCTCCACACTTAAAAAAAAATCGGATAATACATTTGATTTATTTCAAGTAATCATTTTTTGGTTAATAAGCACTACTTCGATTATTCCCTACAGCAGTAGCTAAACTACAACGATAGGGGATAATCTAACCAATAACACATACACACGAACTATGAAAAAACTAAGCGAATTATACAAAGAACTAGGAATTGCATTTACATTTCCTATCTTAATTGAAGATTCCAACGGCTACGCAACTTACTACGAGAACAGCGATGACTACTGGGAGAGGTACGAGCGTCATGACAGTGGCAACCCTACTTACTAC